GGTAGCCAACTTTATAAAACAATGGCAGGTAACAACCTCAGTAAACGGAGCGGGAACAATCACTCCATCGAGCGGATTACTTGATGAAGGCAATATAACTATTCAAGTAACAGTAACCAATCCTTTGGTAGATGAGTTTGAAAAAATAGAGGTAACTCCAGATGGCGAGGCCACCCAAACTTTTTTAACCAATCCATTAACATGGGCATTGAATAAAGCGGTTGTAGTGGTTGGATATGTAAAAGCTATATTGCAAAACTTTACTTTAACCGTATCCAAAACAGGAAACGGAACAATTGACCCCGATGTTGGTGAACATATTTATGAAGAAGGAACAGAAGTAACGATAACAGCAACCGAAAGCGACCCTGATTATTATTTGGATAATAACTATTTAGAAGGTGTGCCAGTTGGTAATCCTTATATTTGGATTGCTGATGGCAATAGGACTTTAGAGGCGAGGTTTTTGAATATAGATACTATTTTAAATGATGGAAACACAGTTGGATGGTTCAAAATAGGTGAAAACAATTTAGTTGTAGATGAAAATGGAAAGGTTGAAAGGTGGGTAGATAGTTCACCAAATGGCTATGATTTAATACAAGATGATGAAGCGAAAAGACCATATAAAATAAATTCAGGATTAAGGATAGTTAGCCCATTAAATGGGATACAAATGCCAACTATCGTGATGAACCAACCTGAAAACATATACATGCTTGTAAGGCTAACTCAGTGGATTAATGGTTATATAATTGCTAGGGGAAATAATTTATCAACAACAACTGGGGCATTATATTTATGGGGCACTACACCATCCTTAGGAATACATACAGGAACAGGAATTGCAGGCGATAATACCCAATTAACAATTGGTGATTGGGGGATTGTTCATTGGATAGTAAATGGCTCAAATAGCAAATTTGGTATTAATAAAAATACACCTAACACATTTACGACGAATACAGGTGTAATGAATGGAGTATCAATTGGGCGTGCTAATGGTTCATCGCAGTCAGCAATAAATTGCGAAATAAAAGAAATGATTGTTAGGAATATAACTGATTCTGCTGAAAATGAGGAATTAATAATTGATTACTTATTAAGAAGAAAAAATTATTTATCATCTAAAATGGTTTCGATTGGTGATAGCATTACATATCAAAATAAATGGCAGCCTACTATTTCAACATCTAAAAATTATGATTATTTAACCATAGAATCGACTAACGGTATTGGATTATATCCCACAATGGGTAAGGGTTCAAGCACAATAATCCCCAAAATAACAGTATTAGACGGTCAGTTGTTAGGTGATTCAATTTATGAGCGGGCAGATTATGTTAAAAATTATTACCCTACACAAATATTTATATTAGGCGGCACAAATGATGCTTATATTACTGGTTTAGTAATTGGTAGTATATCGGATGCTGCTTATACTGGTGGAGCCGTATCTGTTGATTGGCCGTCTTTTTATTCGGCTTATAAAGGAATGCTTGAAAAATTAATAACACAAAATCCAAATGCTAGAATTATTTGTTTAACTCCGTTTTATTCAAATGATCCGAGCAAAGCGGCAATAAAACAACAGATAGTAACTGCTATTATGGAATGCGCTGCACTTTATAATTTATTAGCATTAGATTTATTGACAAATGGAGGTATTAATTCAGGGAATTATGCAACATATTTGTCAGATGCAGTTCACCTGAATGACGCCGGTGGCTTATTAATAGGTAATTATATAGCTGCAAATGTTTAAAGTAAATAAAAATAATAGGATTTATAAATCAATAAATAGTCATGACATCCAACCTTGAAAAAACACTTGCTAATTTTGGAAACAGGGTTATAAAACAATCCAAGCAAAATTTAGTATCTGAAGGCCACAAAGATAGGGGGGATTTATTTGAGTCTTTAGATTATGAGTTTAAAGTTAGTAAGCGTAGTTTTCAATTCTCTTTTTTAATGGAAGATTATGGAACTTTCGTAGACAAAGGGGTTAAGGGTACTGTTTCAAGTTCAAAAGCACCAAAGAGCCCTTATAAGTTTGGAACAGGGACAGGTAAAACAGGCGGGTTAACAAGTGGTATAAACGATTGGGTAAAAAGAAAACGTTTCCAATTCAGAAAACCAGATGGCAAATTTATGAGTTATGAAAGTACAGCTTTTACGATTATTAGAAACATTTGGCGAACAGGGCAGGAAACGACTAACTTTTTTTCAGCGCCATTTGATAAAGAATTTGAGAAGTTACCCGATGAAGTGATTGAAGCGTATGGATTAGACGTAGAAAACTTTTTTAAATACACAACAAAATGATAAGCACAAGAAGCAATTATTATAGAGAGGTTGATTTTGTAAGCCCTTTAACAGGTGTTAAATGTTCACAGTACACCATGCGCATTTATATTTGGTCAGGTGCAAGTGCAAGCCCACCGGCAACGGCTACTTATGAATTAACACGATTAAATTATGCCGATAGTTCTTTTTCTGAAGAGGTAGAAATAGGGCAGATAATCAAATCGTACATCACAAACTCATTAACAACACCAACAGTTGACCAAGTTAATCAATACTTAGGAAACCAAGCATGGGTAAAAACAACCATTGAATACGTTACAACTGATACCCATGACGATGGTGTGGAACAAGACCCTGTTACTACATTAGCTTTAAATGCTTACGGATACGGAAATGAAGGCGAGAACTACCAGATACCTTCGGTTATTCAATTGTCAAGTACCATTTATAAAACAAGTAAAAACAGTTTGTTTACTATACCAGTTTATTGTGCATCGTCTCAAACGGCTACAATCACAAGTTTACCCAATAATAATTATCCTTACCCTAACGCATCTACTATTGTTTCGTTAGCCTCAAGTACTAACACGAATGGAATAATTAAACTCGTAGTAATTGATACGTCATTAGCTGGAACAGATAGCCAAATACTTATTGTAATAGGTGCGGTTACCATTCGCATACTTTTAGACGATGAGCAGAAATACACGAATACCGATTTGTATTTTATAAACAAATACGGATGCCAGCAAACAATTTCGATGCGCAAACAACGCAAGGAAAGTATAGCCATAACAAGCGAGAGATACGAAAGTTTTGGCTTGCAACCTTCAACCGGAATACACCAATACAATGACTTTAATATTAACGGTAAAACAAGCGTCCAGCTAAGTAGCGGATTTATTCCTGAATCAAATAACAGCGCAATAAAAGAGCTTCTATTGAGTGAAAAAATTTGGATGCGATATAACGGTGCAACTATTCCAGTAAACATAAAATCGAAAAGTTTAGAATACAAAACCCGAATAAATGACCAGCTTGTTAATTATACTTTAGATTTTGAGTACTCATATAACGAAATAAACAACGCATGAACGTAGGTATTTATATAGAAAATCAAAAGCTTGACCTATTTAATGATGAAGCAATAAGCATCGTAGCAAGTGTACTTAGCATTCAGGATATTACCATTAACACAACCGACTATTCTCGCTCGTTCACAGTGCCAGCATCGGACAATAATAATAAGATATTTAAACACTATTATAATACTGATATTGATAACTCTTTTGATGCCCGAAAGAAAGTAACGGCACGAATTGAGATAGGCGGAACTGTTTTCAAAGATGGAAAAATAATGCTTACTAAAGTTCAGATGAAACATGGTAGGCCAAGTTCGTACATGCTTAACTTTTTCGGTATGTTGGTATCGCTAAAAGATATATTTGGAAGCGATAAACTGAGCATATTGGATTATTCAGAATTTACCGAGCCGTATATTCCTAACTTAATCAAAGCACTATTAACGAATAATCAAACGCCGGGCGAAATATCAGGCTCAATTACACACCGTACCGATTTAATTTGCTCTTTACTTTCAAATAGACGTTACTTCTATTCATCGGACGCGGTATCTTATGACCCGCTTATTGAGGTTAATTTAGATTGGCGGGGGTCAACTCTTAATAACGGTGCAAGGTGGAATGAACTTAAAACTTCTTTTAAAATACGCTCAATAATTTCAAAGATTGAAACAAAATATGGGTTAAATTTTACAGGCGGTTTCTTTGATGAAACACTATTCGATAATCTTTATTTATGCTTAGATAACGGAACGGCAGTTCAACAAAAAACAAACCAAAGAGTTGAAATAGATTGGTCACCGGGTGTTTATACTTACATTCAATCTGATAGCAGTGTAGATGTTGAGATACTAGGCGCAGGTAATTATATTACATCATGCCAGATAACCCCAGCATTGGGATATACTACCGTACCTTATACCATTAAGCAATATGTTAACGGTGTATTAGATTCCGAAATTTCATCAAAAGGAACAATATCAATTTCAAAAACTATAGCAGGCATAAGCTATAATTATATACATTACGAAATAGAGGCCTCAGAGTATTTTAAATACACACCCATTATAGCTATTAACGTACCAGTACCTTTAGTAGATGAATCAGCAACAACTGCATCAGCTAATACGCTAAATGTTGACTTTGTCGTATCACAACAAATGCCCGATATTACGGTACTTGACTTTTTAAAAGGGTTAATCCAAGCTTTTAAACTTGTTATTATTCCGGTAACTGAAACCGACATTTATATAAATCCGGTAGTAACTTACTATGCAGCTGGTAATACAATTGACATAACACAGTTTGTTGATATTGGCCAAATTGACATTAATAGGCCTACTCTTTTGAATAAAATATCGTATAAATTTAAAGACCCTTTAACGATTCTAAATAAGCAATTTAAAGGAACAACTGAACAAGCCTATGGTGATGAGATACTTTATGTTTATGATGACGATGGCGACCTTATTGATGGTAGTACGGTAGATATTCAACTACCATTTGAACAGGTGATTTATGAGCGGTTGGTAAACACTTATACCAATACTAATACTAACATTCAATACGGGGCGTTAATTGATGAGAAGCTTGCTTTAGTCCACATTAACCCGCATATTCACTATGCTATTTTAAAATCGCTAGGAACATGGTCCCTAGCTTTTCACAACGGAACAACATCTGAAGAATTAACATCCAGCTATTATGCGCCTTCACATGTGGCAAACGATACCACATTCGGAACTGCATTTATATTTGGCAGCGAAATAGAAGAGTACACAAAAAACACTATTACCGATAGCCTTTATTCGGTATACCATCAGGACTACATTAATAGTATATTTAATAAAAAAAGGCGTAATTATAATGTGACCTGTAAAAACATACCTTTGAGTATACTTTCTAAAATTCAATTAAACGATGTAGTAGTGATTGGGGTTAATTACTTTAGAATAAACTCGATGGATATAGACATAACAAGTAATGAGATAAAATTTAACCTATTCAACATATAATGGAAAAGAACTTTATAGTACAGGTAATTGACTTACTAAGGCGAGGTGAGTATTTAGGTGGCGGTAATTATATTGAGATTGCAAAAGGGAAGCACCAAATGGCTACTTCAATGAAAATAGGGTTAAGAAAAATAAAACGTAAATATTACGAAAATGGCAATTAAGAAGGAAATAATAATAGAGGTCAATGCCGACCAAGCCAATAAAGAACTTGAAAAGGTTAAGACCAACGTAGAAGAAAACACTGAGGCAGTTGATGGGATGACAGGTTCAATTGACCAAATGAGTGGTGGGGCTGTAAGTGCATTTAAAGGTTTGGTTAGTGGTGCAAAGTCTGGAATTGCAGCAATGAAAACATTAAGGGGGGCGATAATGGCAACCGGTATCGGTGCGCTTGTTATTGTGATTATTTCTTTAATATCCTACTTTACTAAAACAGAAGAAGGGGCGCAAAAATTAAGAATAGTATTCTCTGCTGTTGGGGCTGTAATTGATAAATTAATTGATGGGCTTGTAGCCGTTGGTAAATTCTTAACTAAGATAGTGAGCATTACTCACAATGTAATTGCCGGAAATAAAACACTTGCTGAGGGTTGGAATGATGCAAAGGAAGCAGGGAAGGAAATGGGTAGAGAAATTGTAGACGCTTATAGCAATATAGGTACTGCAATGCAAAAAGCAATAGATTTACAAAGGCGTGAAAATGAATTAAAAATAAAACAAAGGGAAGGTTTAGTAAAAGAAGCCGAGTTGTTAGTGGCATTATCTGAAGCAAGGGGTAAGGCAGCCGATGCCACTCTTTCAAATGAAGAAAGGATAAAAGCACTAAACGATGCTGAGAAAATAAACGCTGAATTGTTTGAAGAAAAAATTGCAAAAACAAAAGAGGCTCTTGAAATACAAAGAGAGCGCAACGCATTAGCAGCAAGTGATGAAGAGGCATTAATGAAAGAGGCCGAATTACAAGCAGAATTGATACAACTTCAAGCAGATAGGAATAATGCAAATAAAGAACTTATTGCACAAAGATCAGGTTTAATTAAATCGGAACAAGACCGTTTAAAAGCTGAATACGATGCGCAAGTAGAAGCCAATGCCAGAGCTTTAGAAGAACGCAACAAAAAAATTGATGCTGAAATTGAAGCAGACATAAAAGCAGAAGAAGACAGGCTCACAAAGATAGACGAGATACAAGCCACGTTCAGACAAAAGAACGAAGAAGCGGCAGCTCAAACTGAAATGGATAAAATAATGCTTCAGCAGTCAAGAGATATGGCAGCATTGGAAGCCATTAATGCAACTGAACAGCAAAAGTTTCAAACTCAAAAATATTACTTAGACCTAATCGCCAAAGAAGAAAAAAAGCAAGCTGAAGAATCAAAGAAGCTTCAGATGGCTAAAGCAATGGCGGTTGTTAATATGGCAGGGCAAGCAGCTAACATACTTTCAATGATGGCTAAAAAAGACAGTAAGGCCTACAAAGCTTTACAGATTGCTCAAGTTGCTGCTAGTGGTATTCAGTCGGTTCAAAATGCTTTCACAACTGCGCAACTTTCACCAGTTGGTGGTGTTTGGCCGGCCTACCCTTATATTATGGCAGGGTTTGCAGGGGCTTTTAGTTTGGCTCAATTGTCAATGATAAAAAGTTCAGGAACAGGCGGTGTAAGTGGGAGCGGTGGTGGATCAGGTAGCGCACCAACACAGAGCCGTTCATGGGCTCCGACAGGTACAGGTACAAACTCGCCACAATTTAACATCGTATCCGGGACTTCGGGCAATCAAATAGCAGAAGGTTTGAATAGCAATAACAAGCCAATTAAAGCCTATGTAGTAGGTAGTGATGTATCAACACAGCAAGAGCTTGATAGGAAAACAGTTGCAACGGCTTCAATTTAATTCTTTGATAAGGCGTTTTAGTTTAATTTGTTCTCTTGCTATTTCGTGAAGTTCGGGTGGGTATCCCTGATTTATTAAATAAGCACTTGTAATATTTTCTATTTGCTTTTTATGATAAGCAGTATTATATTTAGCATTACTTGTAGCCCATTTATTTTTATATTCTTTAACTTTTTCAGGATTATTTTTCCTCCAATCTTTGCTTAGTACTTTCATTCTTTCAATATTATTTAAGTACCATTCTCTATGCCTTGCTTTAGTTTTATCCGGATTCTTTAATTCATAATACCTGCTTTTTGCCTTAAGATAGTCAGAGTTATTTAAATAATATTCCTTAAGCTTTGACTTGTATTTTTCAATATTATTTAACCTATGTTTTTTTTGTGACTCTTTAATTTTATCAAAGTTATTTAAGTAATATTCCCTCTTTCGTTCAATAATTTTTTCATGATTTTTTTGTCTATATTCTTTGCTTTTATTACTAAAACAAATTTTACAAAAAGTCATATATCCATATTTACGAGGATAAAATGCGGAGAGGTATTTAACCTCTCCGCATACGGAACACTTTTTTTCAGTAGTACTATTCATTTGCTTCCAAAAATTTAATCGTGTTGTTTTTGTTACCCGTCATTTTATTGTACTCCATTTGAGTTTTAGCGGAACTAAGAATTTTACCGCTTACATTGGCTAATTCTTTTGCCTCTTGGATTCCGATTTCACTTCCACGTAATTGATTATAAACTTTAATCAAATCGTTTCTTAATTCTGTTACATTCATATTTTTAGGTTTTAAATTAATAATAACCAAAACTATGCAATAAATCTATACTAAAAAAATATATCACTATGTTACAAAACACAAAAAATGCAACAAAAAATTAATCTTTTAGTTTTATAGTTATGGCAGAGATAATTACATACGAAGCGATATTTGATGAAAGCGTAAAAGGTGTATTTGGTATTTCACTTGTTGAAAACCCAGCCACTCAAGAATATTTCGTTACCCTTTCAGAAGATGAAAAACCTTATGAGATAAAATTAGCCACTATTGATGAAGAAAAACGGATTCTTTTAGGTTTGGTTTTAGAGCCTAATAAACCGATTTACAGAAACGAAGGCGGCGAGGAATTTAATATAATTTTCAATTCTCAAACGGTTGAAAGTTTAGCGCATGGGTTCCTTTTAAATGGGTTTCAATTAAACTCATCAATCGAACACGATGACAAAAAAATAAAAGATATTGCCTTTGTAGAAAGCTGGATAGTTGACGACCCGAAAAGGGATAAAAGCAATGCCTACGGAATGGAATATCAAAAGGGCTCTTGGGTTATCGCAATGAAAGTAAATGATGAAACCCTTTGGCAGGATTATGTTAAAACTGGTAAGGTAAAAGGCTTCTCAATAGATGCAATGGTTAAATTAAAAAAAGTGAATAATAATTTAAAATCAGTTAAAATGAGTGTACTAGACAAATTAAAAACATTCATCGGGTTAAGCACCGATGAAGCGGTATTGAAGTTTGGTCAGGTAATGCTTGAGGGCGGAGATGTGATTTTCGAGTATGATGGGGAAACCCTAGCAGTCGGAAGTCCAGTTTTTGCCATTGACAAAGCCGACCCCGAAAATAAGATACCCGCACCAGTTGGTAAGTTTCCTTTAGAGGATGGCTCAATTATGGTAGTAACCGAAGAGGGAGTAGTAGGTGAAATAATACCTAAAGAAGCACCTGCCGAAGAGAAGCCAGCCGAAGCACCAAAACCAGAGGCAATGCCTTTGAGCGATGTATCGGAAAGTATCAATTCTATTAAATCAATTCTAGTAAAGTACGAAGAAAATCAAACAAGACTAGAAAAAAAGATTGATGCGATGAATTTAGAGTTTTCAAAAACTCAAAAAGAGGTTGTTCAATTAGCAGAGCAGCCAGTTATTAAGCCTAAGGTTTCAATGGCTAATATTCCATTAAACAAACAAGGGCGTATTTTAGATAAAATTCGTAACACTTAAATTAAATAGAAATGAGTACAACAGTTTCATATCAAGATGTAAAACCTGTTAATCGTTATCAGGCTATCACAGCCGATACCACTTTAACAGCAGCCGACAGCGGCAAAACATTCCTACTTGATGCCATAGGCGAGGTTATCACTTTGCCAGCATTAGAAGAAGGTTTGTATTTTAAATTCCTTTGTACCGTAACCACAGCCACAAGCGATTGGACTATTGTAACACCGGGCGGAATTAACAAAATTTATGGAAGCGCACAAGTAGCAGGTGCGGTAGTTGCAGCAAGTGCTGAAGATACTATCACTTTGGTAGTAGCTAAATTCTTACCAGGTGACTGGGTGACTTTAGAATGTGATGGCACTAACTGGTATGCAGAAGCTTCAGTAGTTACAGCTTTAGGCCTAACATATACAGCAACCTAGTATTAACTTATAAATTAAAATAACATGGCAACAACAGTAACAACAAGCTCGAATTATGTAGGCAAAGAAGCCGGAGCAATTATTGGAGCAGCATTTAAGGAAGCGGATACTTTAAGACTTGGTCTTTTAACCGTAGCCGAAAATGTTAACTATAAAATGAACCTTCGCAAGATAGCCTATACCGATGGGACTACCGATTATTCTTGCGGATTTGTGCCACAGGGCGCGGTTGTACTTTCTGAAAAACAGATTGTACCTAAAAAAGTAATGAATGCTTTGCAAATATGTAAAGAAGATTTTCGTCAAACTTGGTCAGAAGACAAAGAGGGGGCAAGTGCAAAAAATCCAAACATGGCATCCGATATTAACGAGGCTATTATGATAGAGGTTTTAGCTTCACAAGCTGAAAAGATTGACGAGGAAATTTGGAGCGGAACATCAGCTACAAATGGTCAATTAGGCGATGGTTTCTTAGTACAGTTCGCATCCGATGCCACTATCATAAAAGATGGTAACGGTGTAACCGGACCGGGACATACTTGTACTGAATCAACAGTAGAAGCCGATTTGAAATTGGCTTTAGCAGCTATTCCAGTTTCTTTGCGTAGGGCAAAGGATTTAGTTGTAGCTGTTTCTTCAAACGTGTTCCAAGCTTATACATTTTACCTAATTTCTAAAGGTATTGCCAACGATGGTAACGCTGAAGAAAAACAGGCTAAATTCGGTAAATATATGCTAACCGAGGTTAACGGTTTACCTGATGATACTATCATTGTTTACCAAAAGAAAAACATGGTATTTGCCACAGGTTTGCAAGCTGACCATAATGAATTGACTTTTGTTGACGAAGACGAAATTGGTTTGTTGACTGGAAACATCAGAGGTAAAATGGTTTATAACGGTGGAATGGGATATTACAACGGTGCTGAAATCGTTTGGTTATTACTCACTACTTAATTTAACTATTAAGATAAACTTTAAGGGTGGGCAAAACTGCTCACCTTTTTTTATAACATTTAAAATATATAATTATGGCATGTGATATAACAAGCGGAAGACTAAAGCAATGCAAATCCCAACTAGGCGGGGTTAGCAGCATTTATTTATTCCCATATTTAGACGCACCTTTTACGTTAACAGGTGGACAAGCTACTGCGATAAACGTAGCTTTGACTGATGTATATGAGTATGAGATTGAAGGCGACCTTAACACTTTGGTAGAGTCTTTAGTTTCAGATAGGAATACAGGCACAAGCGTAAACACCCAAACCTTAACAGTATCTTTAAAAGCTATTGATTACGAAGCAGGGGTGCAAATGAACCTATTAGCTAAAGGTTATCCTATGGCTGTGGTAAAAGACCGTAACGGGGTTTATCATGCAGTAGGCATACAAGATGGTATAGACTTTACAGTTGAACAAAACACCGGCGGTGTTAAGAGTGATTTTAATGGATACACTTTAACAGGCGTAGCAACTACTTCAGAGTTAAGCCCTAAATTAGACAGTGCTACAATTACAGCATTTTTAGCATTAATTGTAACACCAACGTAATTAAAAGAATAAATAATTAGAGCCCCTTATTGGGGCTTTTTTATTTTAACAACAAAATTAGAACTTTTTAGTTTATTAAGTATGAAAGTACTAACAAGCGGAACGGCCAATTATTCAATAACGTTTATTCCAAGGGTTTACACGTTAGATAATACCGTTTTAGAACTAACCAACATAACTACAAAGGTAGTAACAACCACAGTTCACACTATTGCAGGTGATGATGGGTTACTTTCTTTGCAATTTTCAGCCACTTTTATAGAAGGTGAACGATACAAGTTGGATTTACACACAGCAAACGACACCATTTATATGTGCCAAATATTAATTACAAATCAGGAAACGCAAGAGTATAACGTTTCAAAAAACTACATACAGTATGAGTGAGGCTCAAAATGATATACGCTTAATAGCACTTAATAGCTATGTTCGACCCGATGTTATTGAAACAAAGTCTAGGGATTGGGTTTTGAATGGGAAGAAAAACGGATTCTATCAGTATATCATTGATAGATATAACGGAAGCCCGACAAATGCAGCTATTAATAATAGTTACATTGATTTGATTTATGGGCGTGGTTTGATGAATAGAAATAGCAACGTAACCGACTGGCTTAAATTCAAAAAGATTTTAAACGATAAAGAACTAAGAAAAATAATATACGACTTTCAATTATTTGGCGAAGCAATATTTCAGATAATACCAGCAAAAGGTTCCAATCAATTGCCTACATTATACCACTTACCAAAACAATTAACAGCCCCGAAAAGAAAGAATGATGATAATGAAGTTGAGGCTTATTACTTTTGTGAAGATTGGAAAAGACCAAATGAGGACAATGTTGAAGAGTTACCGATATTTGATAGCAACAACCCATCGAAAGTAGCTTGTTTTCCGATACGACCATATAAGGCCGGTAAGATTTATTTTTCTGATCCAGATTATTTAGCAGGGTTGCAATATGCCGAACTTGAAGAAGAAATAAGTAATTACTATTTATCTCACATTTTAAACGGTTTATCCTTTGGCTACATTATTAATATTCCTAATGGCAACTCTTATAGTCCAGAGGAAAAGACAGAGATTGAAAGAAAAATCAAAGGTAATTTAACAGGCTCGGCCAATGCCGGTAGGTTTATTATCAATTTTAACGGAACTGAGGCGGCCGTAACAGTAACAGCCATTGAGGTAAACAACGCTCATGAACAATGGCAATACTTAACAAGCGAAGCAAGGCAACAACTTTTAACAGCCCACAGAGTTACAAGCCCGATGCTGTTCGGTATCAAAGATAATACCGGATTAGGCAATAACGCCAATGAATTAGACGTGGCCGAAGCTCAATTAATGAAGCGAATAATCGCACCTAAACAGCAGTTTATTACCGACGCTTTGGAAACTATTGCGGGGGCTTTGGGGTTGGCTTTGGATTTAACCTTTGTACCATTAACTGGAAAGGCTATCACAAATGCAGATTCATCATTTACTGGAATACAAGTAAGTTCAGCTATTGACGTTATAGATAAAGTAAACAATGGGCTGCTTTCTCAAAATCAAGGTGAAAGCATTTTAAGGTCAATGCTTCAATTCCCAGATGAAGAGTTAAAGACTTTGTTTAGCGTAAAAATGGGAAGTCATGAACACCCGGCAAATGAGTTAATCAATTTAGGTGAAGACGATACAAACTTCCCCGATTACGATTTGGTAATTGAAAACGAGGTTGATTATGAGAATGACGATATTGAGTTGAAGTTTGCAGCATCAACAGGAACAGCCAGACCCGATGGTTATTCCGCTTCCAACTGTGTAAGTGGTTGCACCCAATACCAAAGTGTATGCCGTATCTAAAGCATCGAAGCCACTAAGCAAAACGTCAA